AGTTAATCCTACGTCACCTCTTGTGGAGTGACCTAACACTAAGTTAGCTACACCAGAACCAGAACTCTCATTTATAGCATCAAAAACATTCTTTCTTAAATCAGATATAGTAAAAGGTATTTTTTTATTAGTTTTTTGATCAGTAATTGATAAGCCCATTTCTGACATGGACTCATTCATAGCATTGTTAACTATTGTTCTTAGTTTCTGCTCAGACTGAGTAAACAAACGTATTGATTTTTTATCCCCCATTCTACCTTTAGCATCCGTTCCTAAATCAGCTAAGATATCTTGGGCTAAAGAAGGTAGTTGATAATTTGTTTTGTTACCTTTGTTACTTATGCCAAACAAAGTGTTTGATCCGGGATCAAGCGTTCCATACGCAGAGTTTTCAACTGCTTCACCCACCGTGATATTTATTAAGTCTTTATTTCTTATTCCAAGTAAATGTTTTAATTGAAAAAGAGATGCCGCTTCTTTATTGCCCTTAAGCTTTAAAGTAGTCATGTGTATGGCTTTATTTAAATCCTCGATAGAAGGCAACGTAATTTTTTTAGCTGCTGCATCTCCTCTAGGTTGTGTGGCTTTATCAAATCTTAATTTTGTTGGGTCTTTACTATCCATAGCAACTCTTATAGTTCCTATTTGAGCTTTAAACCTATTAGTGTAAGGGGCTTTAAAATCTTCTGCTGCAGCTCGTTTAAATAAACCTGACTCAACTTTACCTAAAGTTACGTAGTCACCACTTTTCTCTGTTGTTAATTTATTAAAGACATCATGCTTATTTCTGTCGCCCATAGTCTCCCAGTTATCATCTAAGCTAAAACCAGAATCCTCAAGCCTTTTTAACAACGAAGATTTATTACCTTTGTTATCATATAGTTTTACGTCTGGTCTACCTAATTCAAAAGCTTCAGCTATTGTTAAGTTACCATCTTGTAATTTTTGTATTAGTTCATCCATTTATTAATATCCAAATGTTTCATTCTGTACTTGGTATACCTGAGCCTTGATGCCATTAAGCGTTTGATGAATCGAAGCATAACCTGTCATTCTTGTCATTAACATATATCTTAACGCATCGTATGCGTGATCTTCAGCTTTTGTATCTACGTCTTCGCTGTTAGTCTTGGAAAGAGGAATTGCTGCCAACTGCTTGACAGTGTTGCTACAAGTCGAAAACACTCGTAGTCTTGGTTCATTTGTTCTTGGGTCATCAGCTAGCCTACGATGTATTTCCATCTTGCCTTGTATTCGGTTACGATCAGATGGTGTCCAACGGACTCCTGATCTCATCATTGTTTCTGCTATGGAAGGTCCGAACCCCGTCTTGTTCCAACAAGAAGCATCGAGTACGGTATAGTGAGGTAAAGGGTCTAGCTGCTCTGCTTCTAGTATTCTATCAGCTAATTGCTCTGCTGTCAACTGTTTTACATATAATTCTCTATAAATCCAAATATTATTATCCCAGTCAATAGCACCCCATAGCACACAAGAAGGACTTGCGTAGCCATAGTCAGCCGCCCGTATTCTGGGCCAGTTGGTTGGTAACTCAAAACTCTCCACAACATGTTTAGCCCTCACAAACTCTGGGAAGGCACAGCCATCGGCTACATCCCAATCCCCATCCAGTAATCTCTTCCGTTCTATCTCTGGCAATGAACGAAGCATTGATTCGTATTGCCCGTCTGCCATAAGGTAAGGATTGTCCGTTAATCGTGCAGGTATGAACCTGCGATAGAACAATGGTTGACCTTCCTTTTCGTGACCTTGCGGCCAGTAGAACGGTTTGCCTGTTTCGACATCTGATGCAGGAAACGGTTTGTTGTGTTCCCCCATATCGATGTACATCTTCTTAATCCACCATCCACCTATTCCACCCGGATTGGCAGTACACCTCATATACAAACTTTTTTGTAGTTCGGGGTCTGTACTTCTCAATCTTGATCTTAGGTAGTCCCACACATAAGGTGTCGGGTATTGTGTTATCTCGTCTATCCCTATCCAATTGAAAGCCTGTCCTTGAAATCGGGTCACATCTTTGTCTTTGTCTAAGTACGTAAACCAGATCGTTGCTCCCGAAGGGAAATGCCACGTTGACTTTGACTCCCTGAACTTAGCTCCGGGAAACGCCTTTGGATAAAGCTGTCGTGACTTATCTATTAATTCAGTAAGTTCATCAAGAGTACGCCTGAGAAGAAGACCCCTATGATTACCATTAACGCAGTAGCGAAGTGGATCTGCCAATAAGGCGAAAGATTTTCCCCCACCAGCAGCACCTCCATAGAGAACATCTCTTTCACTAGACGACAGAAACTCCTCTTGAGGTCCTTCATTCGGTTGGAAAACGATTTCACGATTGCCCACAAGCTCTTGGACAGGTGGAGGAAGTGATGCCAACTCGCCTGTATCGATAATGGTGGTTGCATCTCCCTTAAGAGCTTTCTCAACGTTGTTAACTTTTTCTTCAAGCTTTCTAGCATATCTTCTTTTACTCTCTGCTACCTTTGTTGTTTTCTCTGCACGTTTCTTTGCATCACGTAATCTCTTCTGCGTCTGTCGTCTTGCTTTCTCTGCAGTTGACAGGAAGTAAGAGGATGTAGGTGCGTCAGGGTCTTTCTTTGGGCGACCTCTCTTTGGTGCATCAGTCAATTGTTTACTTTACGTGTGCCTGAACCTTTAGTGTATACTTTAGGTACGTATCTTTCAAACTTTGTTTCAGGAAACTTTAATTTAGATGTTTTCTTTTTTGTACTTGATCTTAAATCAAGCAAACCTGCTACTCCAATAGGTGATAGTAGTCTAGCTGCTGTTGTTAATATGGGATATATCATCTATAACTACCTCTTCTTTAATTGCTTGGCTTACGTGTGCCTGAACCTTTTGAGTATACTTTACCCCCCGAAGCTTTCTTTTTTTTGTTCATCTCTTCTTTTGCTGTTTGTTTATCATCAGGAGATAGTGAATCAAATATAGATTTTGCTTGTCCTTTGAGTGTGCCTAGTACGTCAGTATCTTTAGTGGCTGCATTAACAAAGTTAAGAACCTTAAAGAATGTGTTTAAATCAGCCATCGATAATTACCTCTTTCTTCGGTGGAAGCAGAACTATTCCATGAACTGCCTGCACGTTTACGTTAGTTGTCTCTTGTTTTCCCAAGCCAACCCTGTTTAACAGCGATTCTGCAGCCCTGAAGCGTAGGTCGTCACCTCTTTCGGGTACTGGGTTGTCTATTGTGCTTACTATCCGTGTAGCAGCCTTAAAAGCGTGCATAGACAGTACGTTCTTTGTGCGATTGATTATCTCATCAGCTAAACTGGTCTTTAACCACGTTACGCTGCCCTTAGAGTATCCTGCAGTCAGTGCTGCATCGGTTACATTGCCACCATTCTCAAACAGATTGGTTAGGAAGTTCTCTTGTTGGGGGGATATATCACGTGAATTGTTTGTTTGTGGCAGTAGATTGGTCACAACGGTATCCTTTGGGGTAGGAGTAGGGTCTATATTCAGGTAATTCCTGAACTATCTCTACCACTCTTACTTTACATCTATGTTCTGTGGCGTAAGGACCCCGTGTATCTTTAACTTCTTCACAGTTTTTATATACTTCAGGTAGTCCTAGCGTACAAATGAGTATTATTGCTTCAAACATAGGTTATCTCTTGTTGAAAGATGTCAAGGACATTAAGCTTGAGCCAAAGCACGGTTGATTGATGTGATTGCTGCTGCCCGAAACTAGCCTTGATACCACAAGTATACTAATTAAGTACAAGTATGTCAACTATATAGTAAATAAAAAATTTATACAGAGATAGTTGTTGACAAATCCGATAAGAACGATATAATCGGAGTATACACGCCGGGATACACACAGTATCACCTCTGTACCGTAGGGACACCCAACGGGATGCGAATAGTCTGTACAAGTAACCCATTCCAGTAAAAATATGGCGACATTGCTAACGTATACGGGGGGGTCCCCAGTGTCCCTTACCACCCCTACAAGCCCTTATTTATGTGTTTTACCTTCATTGATACCATAGGATAAAAGACAGACTGTAAAACCCCGTAAATAGCCAAAAGGTCAAGCTCTACGGGATATCCTATTGCATGACGTGTAAACCCTTTTAATTCAGGTGCGATTAATCATACTGATAACGCCCTATAAAGGTTTATCTTGACCACCATTGCG